ATATAATACAGCCTTGTATGTATGTCCTTCTTTCAATGCTGGATTAATTGTCAATGTAATGTTATCAAAGTAATCATATGGAGCTGTAGCCGTTAATGTTATTACCCTAGATACGTTTGTTTCTTCGTCTGTAATTTGTAATTTATTCGCTCTAGGTATTGTTCCAAGGTCAGTTAACCTTTGAGTCACTGTAATTAATTGAGATGTTGCTATAGGCTCTAATACTATCATGTATATATAACTTAAAGATTTAGATTTTGTTTTAAACACAAAAAGGGATGCCGAACTTAATCGACACCCCCTCTTAGCCTAGTGAACTATTTTAGGCTATGAAGTAACTAAAGTCGCACTTGTAAATAACGCTAACATTGCTGTTGATGTAGACGCATTTAAGAAGTTAGCAGGTACTTTTTCATCTGCTACGAAATTTAAAGAATATCCGCTTGCAGATTTCATTTCACCACCTGTTGAAATTGTACCCCCTACAACATCAGCACCTTGCTCTAAACCCATAATGAAGAATTGGTCATTATTAGTCTGAACCACAATGTGTGGACGTCCATAAGATAACAATTTAATTTGCTTATGCGTAGCAATATCTTGGTGCTTTAAACGAATGTTTAATTTTTGACTGAAATAAGTTGTCCCCGCATTTCTATCAGATACTACATCTTGATCAAAAGTATTGTCTACACCTTTTAATTCGTACTTATATAAAGTATCTACGTTAGTAATAGCTGTAATCATATCCGTATCCGTAGCATCGTACGTTATGTCAGCTCTAGCTATTTGGTAATTGATAAAGTAAACAGCTTTTAAACCTCCTACTTGGTCCTTGCATTGTTCAACTCTACCTTTTGCAATATCACATGCCATGAGTTTATAGTTTTAAAGTTTATAAAAAAGGGGAGGAGTTTATTTCCCCTCCCCTAGTATTGAAAATCAGTCAGTTACTAATTTGCGGAATTGGTGATTCCGTAAGTCACGATGTCTGATACTGAGTGGTAGTTAACAGCGTAACCAGCTCTCATAACAACTCTTACATTGTCATCTCCTAAAGTTTCAGAAGTGTCAATCAAACGTACTTCGTTAGCGTCGTTCAACAAACCACAACCAAAGAATAAGTTAGAAGTTTGAGCAGCGATTGCTTGGTTAGCAGTCAATCCGTTTGCTACGAATAATGGAATACCACCATAGGTCAAATTCCCGTTATTGTACCATTGTGTACCTTTGTTGTCAGAACCGTTAGAACCTAATCCTGAAGCTCCAAAACCACCTAATGCAGAGATATAAGATTTAGCGATGTTTTGAGATACATAGATCTTTAAATCGTCAGCTCCGTATACTGCAGCAGGAATAGCTTTGTAAATTTTTTCAAGCTCTTCGATAACGTTAGCAGCAGTTACAGTTGTTCCAGCAACCTCATTTGCAGTCGGTAAAGAAGCATCAGCAGTTAATAATGTCATGATACCCGCAACTTGTCCGTCAGTAGCGTTAACACCATTCCAAATAGATACCTCGATAGCAGCAGCAACTTTCTCTACTACGAATGCAAGTAAGTAATCAGCAAAAGATTTAGCTAAAACTTTGTTTGCAGAGTAACCCATTTCTTCTGATTGCCAAGAAGTAATGTAGTCTTTTTTACATAATTGTAAGTTAACTTGGAAGTTCTCTAAAGTTAATGTACGCTCTGTAATTGTTACAGTAGATGTAGCAGAGAAATCACAGCTCGCATTTGCAAGAAGACCGTCTGTACTCAATTTGTTAATAACCGCTTTGTAAGCGATGTTAGGCATGATAGTCATACCTCCGTTTGCTAATGTGTTACCGCTTAATAAAGCAGCTTTTACCCACATTCCTGAATGTTGACCAGCATATGTAGTCGTTAATGATGTTGTAGTTGCCATAGTTTATTTTATTTATAAATTGTTTCTAAAATGTTGTCGCGAATACTTCTCGCTTTACCCGGTGTTAAGTCGATGTGCTCAATTGTTTGAGAATTCTCAGGATTGAATTGTATAGGTTTTGGCTCTTCTGCTAGCTCTACAACCACTTCTTCAGTAACCTTAGAAAGCTCTACAATTTTAGCTTCTAATTCTGCAATCTTTTCTTCCAATTCAGAAAAATGTTGCTCTTCGACTTGTGAACGAACGATCTTTTTAACCTTCGCTTGTTCAGGTGTTTTCTCAGCTTCAACAGGTACTTCTGTTTCTGCTTCTGCAGGATTCTCTTCAGTAGCTTCAACGATTGAATCAATGATTCCCTCTTCTTTTACTACTAAGATTTTGCCGTCTGCTAGTTCATATTCACCAACAGGAAGTGGCACAGGCTCAGCATCAGGAACAACTATAAATACGTTCTCCCCAGCTTCAAACATATCAGCTTGAATAGTCGTTTGACCATCTGCTAATACTTGGTCTTCTAACTTCGTTTCTAAAACTTCTGGCTCAATACCTGTAAGTTCAATAAGAAAGTTTTTAACCTTTTTTAAAAGTGTTTCTTTTTCCATACTTTATTAACTTATTATTAAATAGTTTGTTTTAAATTACCCTCTCGCTTCAGAGATAACTCGTTCAACTACAGTGTGATTGATAGTTGCTGTAGATTGTTCTGACTCGCGCCCAATTCCTTGTACATTATGCTCTTCACAATTAGCAAGGGAATACTTTCCATCCTTACCTAAGCATCCTTTTTTTCTTCTTGGTTTCTTTTCCATGGTTTATTTATTTATTTATACTAAGATTTTAACTACTGAGAAATTTAAATCTGAAACTCGAACATCTGTAGATTGATTGTTTTTAACAAATAACTCTACATAATCATTTGTAATTAAATCAATTTGGTACTGTGTACTTCCAGGGTGTTCTTGATTAGAAGTCGATGTCCTAATTGTCATTTCAGAGTTAGCTAATATAGTTCCGTTTTTAGCTATGCCTATACTTATGTTTTGATTCGAGGCACCAGCTCTAACCGCTGTATTTACAGTAATTAAAAACGAAGTGTTAAAAGCTCCTGTATACGTTAGCCTGTTATTTGTATGTGTGAATTTAGAATTATTACTATCTGCTGTAGTTGTGCCTAGCGCTTTTACCCATGTATTTACGTTAGGTACTCCGATTGGTGTATCTGTAGTGTTATTCACCATGTAATAAAAACCTCGCGTAGTAGTGTTTTGTATGCCTACGCAGTTAGTAAATAAAGATTTATTGCTTGTTTGGTCTACACCTGTAATGTAAGTGCCACCACCACTGAAGTTTACCGTGTCTAATATATATCTTTCGTTACCTACACTAGCAGAAGTTGAGAAATTTATGCTAGTTTCACCACTTAACGTAACGAATGAAGAGTAAATTATCCTAAATCTACGTGAAATCGTAGCTGTACTTAAAATTGTTATTGCCGTTCCACCACTCGCACAATCAAATAAGCAATTCCCAAATGCAATAGTACCTATCGTACCATCGAATGTCATGCCACTAGAATTAAGAAAAGCACTATCTCCCATTACAAAGTTGGAATAATCCTTGATAGTACCTATTGTAGCACAATTAACAAAGTTTATACCGAACCAATCTAATGCAGTATTCACCCCGTCTCCATCTAAATCCAATACTTTACCATGTGTAAATGATACATTTCTTAATGGCAGTGAATATTGAGATGTAATTAAAGCCGTTGAACTACTTAACCCTGTAGATTTAAGGTAACAATTCTCAGAGCTACCACCAATAATACTAGTATTTTGACCGCCTACTAATCTATCTCCTGTTAAATCTACTGTTGTTGTTATGAAATAAGTAATGCTATCTTGCAAAGTTATCACTCCACTTACAGCAGTTGGTAAGTCTGACTTGCTAGCTACAAAGACTATGTTACCTGTTGCGATATTAGAAGATACAGAAGTAGCGAAATCACTATACAATATCTTCTTTGGTACATCACTCGTAGCATCGTCTAAATATAGACTATCCGTACTATCTAGTGTAGTTACATCTTTATACCTTACAAAATATGGTATTTCACTCATAGTTTTTCTAGTAAGTCTTTAATCTCATTTAGTACGTCGTCTTGCATTTCTAACTGCTCTAGTCCATCATATTTACCCTCAATGCTGAATCCGTTGAACTTGCCATCTTTAATGCCTTGGTAAACTTCTTCATTGTAAACTTTCATCTTTACAACCCAACTTCCAACAGGTGCATTAAGTTTGTAGATATTTGATTTATCATTCTTACTATCTTCAACAATCCACGACTCAATTAATGCTACACCGTCAACATTTTCTGCATGGTCCACTGTTACGTTATTCCCGTACAATTTCTTCATGTAAAGTTCTTGTGTTTTAGAAATTGTTTCAGCACTAAACGAAACTGTAAATTCTTTATCTTTTATACGTCTAAGAATCTTTTTTTCAGGGACCAATGCAAGACCAATCACCTCACGTTTACCCTCATCGATTACTTTCATTTCAACTTCCATTTCAGAAAGCAAAATAAAATCTTCTTCAATCGCAGGTCTGTCCACAAAACTAATTGCGAATACACCTTGCTCTTTCTCGTCCTTAATTGTAAGCTCTATGTTCTGTAACTTTTCCATATTATTATAACTTAAATTGTAGCGTTTTGTATTTTTTTCTTATCTAACATTTGCTGCGTCGTAACGTCTGAACCTACAACGTACGCTTTAACGGGTGCTTGGTTTAATTGTGCTAATTGCGTTTGGTTTTGGTTGCCTATAATATTAAAGTTAGGTGTGATTGCTTGGTTATTAGATCCACCACCAAGACTACCTGTGTTAGATGGAGCTGAACTAGTACTCGCCCCACCACCAAATTCTTGATTACGAATATTATTAACGTTTGCTATACCCGCAGCAATAGCAACACCTGCAGCCGCAGCACCTAAAAACGGACCAACATAAGGGATTCCTGACATTGAGGCATAAGCACCATTTGCAGCCTTATAAGTATCCATTACAGCACCAGCAATATTAGCCGCTTTCTGAATATTAAACGCCTTCTTCTGCTCTCTCTCTGACTTGCCAGCAAATGACATTGCTAAATCACCAATTGCTGAAAAGGTATTTCTTGCTATGTCAAATTTTGCGGCTGAAATTAATTTTGAATTTGCTAACTCTTCTGCGTCTTTTGCTTTCTTTTCTTCTCTCGCTTGATCGTCTAACTCAACTAATAAACCATAGTACTCCTCCTCTGATTTTAATTGATTTGCTTTTTTTAATCGATCAGCTTCAGCCTCAGCATTATCAGCTAAAATACCTCTTGCTATGTCATCTTGCTCTTGATTTATTAAATCTATTCTGTCTTGTTCTAGTTTTGCCTTTCTTTTGTTTGCTTCTTCATCAACTACTTTTGTTTTTCCTTTTTCTGAATTTTCTACAATTTTTG